ATGGGAATGTTGATAGCTTGGTCGATGGTTGTGTTAAAGTTCAACCCGGTAACTAAAACTTGGAACTTCCCATACTGTGGTTTGTTCAACGTAACCCACGCAGAGTAGGAAGATACGGCTTGAATCGTATATCCTTGATTCTGTATCCACAAACTAAGGGAAGGCTCACCATCAAGAAGGTCACTACCAGTGGTAGCAATAGTAACCACATTATTCGTAGCATCAATCTTTTTGATGTTGAATACTTCCCTAATACCCGTAACACTCGAAGGAAGCGTGACCGTCACCGGTCCTAGCGTAGCATCTACCAACCACGTAGTGGCCCCATTATTGAGAGTTTGACTCGCAGTAATAACACTAACTCCATACCCAATACCACCCACCACATCTATAGTGGGGGACTGATACTGCGCCGTACTCGGTGTGGGTTGCACCACTCGATGATTCCGAATGATCCCTGCCGTAGGGGTGATGGAAATAAACACAGGAGCACTCAAACTAGGACTGTTGGGTTCTAATGGCTGGAGGGCTCCGGGGACGGTGTCCGAAAGATAATAACAGTTACCGGGAAGAAAACTAAGCCCACTAGTGGAAAGATCAATCCAACCATTAATGATGAGCGTGAAGCTCGTTCCAGTAGCTTGATACACCATTCCTACCCATTCACTATCCTCTGCTGTGTCCGCCTGTGCCAAAACAAACTCATCTGAAGCGGGGTCAAACCGTACTACCTGCCCAGCACTAAACGTGTTGTTTTGGACAACCGTTTGGCCCACCACCACATTGGTTTGAACGGTGTTTCCCGCACCATTTAATGGTCCTATAAATACACTCATGAGCGTTCCCAGTGGTTATAGCGATACGACGTACCGTAGTAGGATATCTGCCCTGTATACTCATCATCCGTCCAGAACCCACCAGTACCATCATCATTAACGTTACACGCGGGGAGAATAAAAGAGTAGTTGGTAGTAGAGCAAGCAGCCCCCAACTTAACATAGAGGGGAACAGACGCTAGGCAGTTCTGAATAAACACCCTCTTACGGTTAACATTAGCCGCGAGATTAGTTTGAACAGTTAACGGATTAGTAATACTACTAACTGTAGTGCTCTTTTCCGTACACACAAACTGGGAACCATAATTACTACTCTCTAGAGCAGTCGGCCCATACACCGTTCGGGTGGTGATATTCCCATTACCACTAAAAATATAGTCCATAAAATTAAGCTGTGCCGTAGAAGCCTACGTAATTAATAGTTTGAGTAGTACCAGCCGTTACATTATACACCCTAGCCCACCGTGCCGTCGTACCTGCATACCACTGTAGCACCTGTGTACTTGAAGCTTGTACTTGGATTATTGGAGAAGCTGGTGCCCATGACGAATTGTCAATCGAGGTTTGTATCTGGTAAAATCCACCAGTAGTGATTGCACCATTCTGAAACACCACATTAAGATTTTTAATCCCACTAACGTCATAAGCGACACTAGAAGCATTTAACGTACCATTTAGTAAGTTAGTTGTCCTATCAAAGAACTGGAGTTCGAGGGGAACAGCCACACTCAAACAAATTGCTGTGATAGTGACCGTGGCAGTAGTTGCCGCCCCACCCGCATTCACCCAGCGGAACCGCCGACGTCCCTTAAGCGGATGTGCGGGAATGAAAATACTAGTAACACTACTTAAGCGTTCACATTGCCACACATCATACCAGGTATTAGAATCCGGACTGTATTGCTCGTAAATATCAATACCTGTAGAAGAGCCAGCTGTCCAAGCAGTAAGAGCAACAAGGTACCCCACATACCCACCACTATCCACCGCTATCGTAGAACCACTACCACTTGCCGCCGCCCACGACTGAGCGTTGTAGTCCACATTAGAAAAACCATTCCCGAGGAATACCCCCATGTCTTTTGACGTAGCTCCACCTCCTGAAACGGTAGAAGGAGTACCACCCCCAATATACGCCATATTAGCAGCCACACCACCAGTGAACCCACCACCAGAACAAGCCGTGATGGTAACAGTAGCGGTACCCGTTACTGCTGCCTCTGCATTCAAATAGAAGGTTCCGCCGCCCTCAACCACTATCCACCAGAACCCTACAGATCCAGTACCAATCGTACTACTCACAGAGTTCATTCCACTAATAAAACAGTTAGCAAGGGCAACCCTATTTACCCCGTCGAGAGTTAGGCGCGCTGTCAAGGCTCCCGTATACACTCCCGTAACCTGAATAGCGAGAACAGTACGCCCAGTAGTAGTAACACTAACATAGCTACCCGCTGTGGGTACACCCGTAGCAGGGTTCAAATTCTGTGTGGTGATAGTGCCAGCATTAACCACTTGAACCGCATCAGCAATCGGTGTCTGGTCAGAGGCGATAACCACAGGACGACTCGTCGCCATGGTATGTTGTCCTAGTGTTGCATCATTAGAGACACTAGCATTAACGCTAGACATTAGAGCGTTAATGTTGGAGGTGAGCGCATTAACGTTCGTTAGACTCGCATTAATGTTAGTGGTGAGTGCATTAACGTTCGTTAGACTAGAATTAATGTTCGTTGTGAAGGCGTTAACATTAGTGAGACTAGAATTAATGTTCGTTGTGAAGACATTAATATTGGAAGTCAGCGCATTAACATTAGAAAGCCAAGCATTCGTGTTGGTGATATTATTCACCACATTAGACAATCCCGCACTATTAGAAGTGTTGAGATTAGTAATGGACGTGTTGAGATTAGTAATCGAAGTGTTAACGTTCGTGAGGGAGGTATTAACATTCGTGAGGGAGGTATTAACATTCGTGATCGAAGTGTTGATGTTCGTGAGGGAAGTATTAACACTAGTGATGGAATTGTTAACCGCCGTGATTGAAAGATTAACCACCTGAAGGTCGTTAGAAATATCTGTGTATAACGTAGGGAGGTACAACTCCCCATTAGGGGTGACGGAGATATCTCGAACGACGGGAACAGTGGAACTGACCGTATAAATACTCCCACCAACAAGCACGGGCCTATTGATAGAGATAGGGGTATCGTCAAGGTCTGGGCCAGTAACTTCAAGAACCGTCCCAGCCGCAGCCGCTCCACCTGTAAGAGTAGGTCCGCTAACCACAATACCACCAGTAAGGTTACTCGTAGCGAGAGTGATAGTGTTGCCGGGTAAACCGGGCTCGGATGCATAAATATAAACCCTAGCCCCTTGAGCCTGCGCCGCATACCCTCTACACACTCCCAACACATTTGACTTAGTGTTGGTAGGAAGCATCGAAATATCCGTATTGATAACTGCTGCAAAGCTATCAGTGAGAGAGTTTACTTGATGCCCGATGTCGGCAAAATCCTTACCGTAGGTATAAACATCTGTACCGTTAATAGTAATGGTGTCCCCATGGTTCATCAACTTCGGAATGAAGTCAATATACCCACAAGCCTGCAACCCCCAAGGGAGGTACTGTAGTGTTTCAAACTGATTCATTGATAATGTCCTAAAGCATACCGAGCATTTAGTGTGCCCGTACCTGAAGGATAGGATACCCGGACATAGTCCGCAATACCAGTATAGGTAATAACATACACACCATTAGCGGTGATGGATGCTGTACCCATGGTGAAGAAATTAGTCGGAACGAAAGATTTGAACGGGGCTCCGGTCTGAGTCGGATTGTCTAAGCTCCCCTGCAAGAGAACCGACATCGGAGCAGAATACCCCGTCACCACCAATTGTAACGCATGCAGTATCTGACCAGACGTACGTACAATATCGGTGGAAACTCCTCCACTTGAAACGGTACCGAAGTTGTACCGAGATTGATCAAAAATCATTGCCATAGAGAGTGCTTATTGGTATTTCGATATCGTTAATCGAAGTGTTGTCTTTAGTGAAGTCTCCAAGGAACCGTAGGTCTTCAAGGTTCAAACGATAAAAACATTCCATCATGTGATCATCTTTATCTACTGGTTTGTTATCTTTGTCCCACGAGTAGCGATTAACCTCCCAAAGAAACCGTGTCATGGTGGGACACACATATAGGTTGTTGGCTTTCAACAGTTCCTCTTTGGTTTTCAGTATCCCCCCACTAAGGTCTTTCGTGGCCTTCTCAAAGAACACCCCATGTTGGAAGAATGCATCCGCCATACAACCATCTGAAATAGGATCATGGATGTATGCCAAAGGATCGCACCTCCCACCACCAACAAACCTACCAGCAGTCTTATTGTTAATACGATGTGAGAGATCCTCGATGGTGCAATGATGAAAGATTTCATCGTAGAAGAATTTGTAACCCTGAGGACTCACCGCGCAGAATAGTACGGCATGGGGAGTTTGAGGATGCGGATCAATCGCGAAGTAAATTGTGTAATCATCCGGTGGTTCGTTGTAGGATTTCCACCCGCGCGGAACCTGAGTAAGAACGTGCCTACTCGGGTCAAACTCTTTATAAACCAAGCCACTAAGGAATAGCGGAATTCCCATAAGGCGACACTGTTTCTCATCATCCGTAAGTGACTCTCCGTACGCTTCAATGCTCTGTTTAGGATTGTGTGGATTATCAAAGGTACTCCCAGTAATACTCCACGTTTGCTTTCGTCCGTTATTAATCTGTATGTGCTCGGTCTGGTTCCTACCCTTAGGGAAGAACAAATCCTGTATCCACGGCTCACTAAGTGGGGTGAGGGTGAACCAACTGGAACCATCTCGGTCAATGAGTCCACGGGCACTAGCCTTAAACATTTCCTCAGGACATGGTTCGTCGACATGGATTGCATCCCAGTCACTGGATTCTGAACCTTGTGGGTTCGACATCCAACTACGGACAGTATCGAATCTAATAGTGGAACCATTGTTCAACTCCAGTTGATCGATAACTCCGGAATGGTTTCGCTTGTGTGACTTGACACACCCTTTAGGAAGGAACTGCCATAACTTACCACCTT